TATCTTGGCCATATCCTCCCTATGCTGAGGATTATGATATGGACCAGCCTTCTTCGGAGCGGAAGTATCATTTGTTCTTTCTCTCTCTTCACGACGAACACGAATACGCTCAATACCGGGAAGCTCTCTAAATCTTTCAAGTAAAGTTTCTTGAGATATGATATCTCTATCTGCTAACTGAATAAGAAGATTCTTTTGGGCTGCCTCATCAGACAAGACAATAGAATCAAAATGAATCTCAGCAGGAAATCTGAACCCCATTGCTTTTCTGACAAGCTCAATTTCATGCCTCCAAAAACTAGAAAGTATTTCTCTACCATATTCCAATCTTTCAATCAAAGTTTTCAGAGAAACATAATTATTGGTGTATCCGCCACTAGTAGAAGCTCCTGTTAGAGTGGGAGGAATACCAAGTCCAGCATAAATACTAGTCAGTACGGGCTGATACTTTTCCGCTCCCAAGAACTTGTATACCTGAGACTGGCTCTCTGTAAATTTAAGCTCTGGCCCCCACACCAAATCCATAGTACCACCACCAACATTACTAGCTAAGATATCGCGCAACTTATTAATTGCGGCCTTGGTGGGAATAATCTTATGGTCCAAATCACCAACAGTCCAAAGTCTAACATTAGAAATGGCGCCATCTAAAGCCGCTAAATCCGCAAGCTTCATTTTTTCAAGCATTATGATATCATCAAGAATCGCGTATATCATTGGATTAGCCCATAATAGCCAATCATCTTTTTTGTAATGGTAAAAACTAACTTTGTCGGGATCAAGAGGAATTTGTCTTTCTCCACCCTGTAATCTTTTTTGTAAATCATTCGGAAGTGTTTTAAATATTGTTTTATTGGTGGTGGAGCTTTTTACCAAGGACTCATAAGTATATTTAGACAAATTTAAAGTAAACTGGGGTTTTCCAATCATTTGTGCGCCATAATCTTGAACATCTACAGCGAGAGGATTCAAAAAATCATATTGCCATGGCACTACTCTTCTTTTGACTTTTAGGTCTTTGATTTCAAGATCGGCACCAGCGGCCCTTTTAAGCTCTCTTTCTCTTTGCTCATTTAACTTAGCTGTGCGCCTTTTAACAATAACATTACCACAGCGATAAAGATAATTTAGAAATCTTTCCGACCTATCGACACCACCAACTTGAGTAAACCATTTTCTGTAAAACTTTTCTATAGTTTTATTAGGATGAACCAGAGTCAAGCCCTGAGAAGCAAAATCGCTCATTAGATCAACAACATTACGAATAATACCCACCCTATCGTAAGCCTGCATACTCATTTTCATAATTTTCTTTTGCTGGCTAGATACAGATTCTCCGGGTCTAAAAAGATCGTAATCCTGTCTAAGAAAACTGGTCCTAACAGATCTATTTGGTTCAATATCTATATAACTAGTTCTTCGACCATATGCAACAGCTTTTTGTATACCATCATAAGCATCTAAAGTATCAGAAGTTTGCAAATACGCTTCTTGTCTTTGGGAGTCGCTGTCCCACGTTCTATAGAGTGATGAGTCGGTCATTTATGTCAATCTCCAATTAGTGGTATTAATAATGCTATTGTCAATAGTATTACACAAAAATTAGTAAACGTCTTGTATTTTTTCAGCAAACCAATTAGGGCCGTGATATAGCTTGTCATTGTTGAATTTGCTGTTGGCATCAATGCGAGCAAATCCCCCAATAGCCCCATGTTTTTCAATTTCTTTTTCTATAGATAAGTGTCTAGCAGACATGTTTGCCATTAGCAAAGAAGAATAACGGTCCTTGCGTAATCTGCTTTTTCTACCCGCCGCTATTTTAACCTCCGGGGTATCCCATCTTTCCCTTCCGGTTGATGTCTGAGTCATAACAATCATAGATAACTCATCCTTGAGTTCTTCGATCTCCATAACACAATCTTCAAGAGTGTCATACCTTCTACCAGCCATTTTGTCTTGCTCAATTGAAAGACCAATACTAGCAGCATCAAAAAACGGAAACAATAATATCTTGTCCTCAAAATCTTTTCTCATGCCGTGATTAGCCTCGGCCAACCAATCGGCTCTTGCAAATTGACAAAGCCTCAAAATATGAAGTCTCGGCTTATCATCAGTATCTTTTTCTTTTTCCTCTATAACTGGCCATATGGGAACCTCACCCTCACCTATTTTATCTTTATCGTGAAGCGCCTCCATAACTGCAATACCACCACCCTGAGCATCTAGAGCAATTTCTGAGCATGGAAAAACCTTCATTAATTGTCTAATTTTTTTGGCGCAATAAGAATAAAAATCATCTTCATCGACAATTTTAGATCTTAGCTTGTCTTTGTGCTGTTGTCGATTCGTTGTCCAGCAGTGAGCTATTCTTCTGTGGTCTGAATGAACCTCTAAAACAACTATACTAAAATTATCAACTTCTGAGGCGGGATCAACGCCAAATACGTATTTTTTGTCCGAAGAGCCTTTGAGCATAGATTCAAAAGATATTTCTCCAGAATTCAAAATAACAGGCTTGCTAGGAGATGTGGTGCAAGATTCTAGAAGGCTTCTCTTAAAAAATCCCTGACTGTCGGTAGTAAAACAAGCCCCATACTCCATATTGTATATACCAGAATGGATTGTAGCCTTGGCCCTAGCCACCTGTCCATCATCCATAAACCCATCTGGAAGTTTATCAACAGGCAGACGAATCACAGAATATTCAGTCCAATCAAATTCGGGAGGGGGCTCCTCGCCAAACACCTCTTTAAGTTTAGCGGAATTGCCACGACTATTGGTTATTTGTCTGTATCTCTTCCAATAATCAGCAAAGTGGTTAAAATCATAATAGGCGGTTCCCGATAAAATTATTTGGTTAGATTTCTCCATAATGGTATTTGACGCATCTTCTATGTTAACCCCTAGCTGATCTGCTTTCTTCTGTTTTGCTTTCCTTTTTACTTTTTCAATTGGTGACGCAGAAACCGCTGCAAAACCAGCAACAACGTTTTCAAATATTTCACGGGGAATAGAGGCAAATTCATCAGCAATAATGTCGTTTGCGCGCTGACCTCTAATTTTCGAGCCATCACCAAGGGGCAAACAGGTAATAGTGCTTTGATTGATATGCATAACACATCTGTCCACATCTCGTCTAGGACCACTATTAGTGCCACACAAATCCCTTAAAATCGGAGCATTTTTCCAAATGGTATCCATATACTCAAACAAGACTTTTGACTGTCTAAAAGCAGCACCAACAACAATTATTTTTCTGCGTGGCATAAACAGAGCACGAAGAAGGGGGTAAACTGAAAGTAGAAAAGATTTACCCATACCACGAGAACCGATAAGCATTGGAAATTTTCTGTGCCATATCTCGTACAAAATAAGAGCTTGAAAAGGGGAAAGCTCGATGTTTAATATATATTTGCAAGCAAATGAAAAATATTCTGGCCGCATCATTAGCCAAGCAATACGCTCCAGTAATTCGTCTCGACCAGCACCCTCCAATACAAACTCCATAGGATTAAATATATTAGATTCGTCAACCTCAATATTTAACCAAGCATCTTGTAATTTTTGTACATCTGATATCATACACTCTCCACCGCATCTGCAAACCCGTATTCAACCGCCTCTTCGGGTGTCAAAAACCAATCACCCCTCATGTCCAACTTTCTTTTTATGTCCGATCTAACTTGAGATTCTTTTTTGTTCTTATAGTACGGAGATTCTTTACATTTTTCCGCATATATGTCTATCATTCTTTTATCACAAAAATCCTCCCAAGCTGACCAAGACTTTGCTTGTTTTCTTGTGAGGTGGGGGCCAATACCCGTTGTACCCCTATGTATGAGCCAACAGCAGTTGGGCATCGTTATTCTATGATCTGCGGCTTGAGGTACGATAGAACCCATAGACGCAGCCACGCCATGCGTATATATAGTAATATGGCACTTGCTTTTTTTGATTGCATCATACATCATATATCCAGCCTCTTCATCTCCACCTATACTCATTTGATGAATATAGATATCGTCTGAGGACACATTTTCTAAAACCCTAAGATTTTTTACAAGAGTATTAGCCATACGCCAATCAACCCCCGGATCGCCCTCGTCGGGAGCATAACTTCCATGAACAAATATTTCGCGCTTATCAATAATAAGATTATGCGAATGGGCCTCTTCAGCCATTGAGGAGAAGGTACTTCTTTTGGTGTTCATTCTTTGTCCTCTTTGTGAAATAATTCATTTAACCGCTTAAACAGACTGTTGCACACTAGGAAAGCATTGTTTTTATTGCCACAGAATATTATTTTGGTATCATACCAAATTTGAAATTCTAATAGGCATTTCAATAAATATTTTCCCGTTACCCTTACTTTTGATCTAGCGCTCTTAGGAACTCTAGAATTTTCTGGGTACTTCAACACATCGTCCATGTCAAATTCACAAATTATAAAAGAAAAATTATAATCTTTCATCCTTTCCATCTCAGCCTGAAAGGGCACTTTTTTCCTGCCTAAATTCATGGCTATTTCAGAAGCGCACGCTTTTCTTTCTATGCAAACAATATCTTCAAATCCTTTTATGGTATAATCACCTGTATGAAGGGTGTCTATCTGCATCCCGCCACATTTGTCATATTCAGAGAACAACCAACCATCTTGTTCTCGTGTGTCCTTAATTACTGTATAGTTTGGTATATCTTTTTTAATCATCCGAAACCGTTAATATTTGGTTATCTTGATCATAATCAAACCTAAATCCGCGATCAGTCTTGTCTAGCTGAAACGCCTCATTAACATTATTAAAACAATCAACATCAACATTTTCTATAATAAGCTTACTACCACTTTGCCAGTTTCCGATTTTGTCAGAAACAGTGTCGGTGGGAGTGTTAACAGTTTGTGTTTTAGGTGTTGACTTAAATGGGTGCCATTTTTTGAAAAACATCTCTAGCCTCTTTTTATTAGCTCTAAGAAATACGTAATATAGTGATTTTCCCTACCCTTAACACTATCGTGACATTTGCAACATAGTGTTATCCCATTATCTACATCGTATCTCAAAGAAGCCGCAGAAGACCACTTCATAATATGATGCACGTTTAACCTTGTTCTCTTCCCCCTTTTTTTACACATCTTACATGTAAATTTATCTCTTTTTAAAACAGACATTCTAAACTGCTTGTATACTGGATCGTCGTAATTTCGCTTCTTTGACATCGTGGTCCACCATGTTTTTTGCTAATTGTTCAAAACTGATTTTAGGGCTCCAATCCAATAATGTTTTTGCTTTCTGGGGAAGGCCCAATAAATAATCAACTTCAGCAGCCCTATAGAATTCTGGATCGATTACTACATATTTTTCCCATTTTTGTATGCCCACAGTCTCAAATGAAGCCTCTAAAAAATCTCTTACACTATGGGTTTCTCCAGTAGCTATAACATAATCATCTGGCCTTTCCTGTTTGAGCATCAGGTACATGGCGCGTACATAATCTTTAGCGTGTCCCCAGTCTCTACGTGCGTCCAAATTACCAAGCCTCAACTTTGGAAATTGAAAACCCTGATCCACATGCGTTCTTCCGGGGATGTATACCTCATTTTTATCAATATCAGCCAAATCTTCTGGGCCAACATTGTGATACATCATCCATGCTACAAATTCGCCAATCCACTTTGTAATTTTTCTAGTTACAAAATTTTCACCGCGCCTCTCGCTTTCATGATTAAACAAAATGCCACTACAGGCAAAAATACCATAAGCATCTCTATAATTACGAACAAGATGATGAGCAGCCAATTTCGCAATAGCATATGGGCTTTGCGGCATAAATGCAGTATTTTCATCTTGATATTTATGGCAACTTTTTCCAAATATAGGCTCAACTACTTCAGTATAGTTTTTACCAAACATTTCACTAGAGCTTGCTTGATAAAATTTAATATCATCTTTTCGTGGGCTATACCTAATGGCTTCAAGTATATTAAGCACACCAGAAGCGGTTACGTCCCAAGTTAATGACGGTTGATTAAAAGAAGTCCCCACATGCGACTGGGCTGCTAAATTATATATTTCGTCTGGTGTATTCTCATCTATAACCTTGCTAACATTAAAAGCGTCTGTAATATCGCCTTCTACAATTTTAATTTTGGGCAGAATATGAGAAATTCTTTTGGTGGTATCCACGCTAACCCGCCTAGTTACGCCAACTATTTTATACCCCTTTTCCAAAAGAAGCTCAGCTAAATAACTACCATCTTGTCCTGTTATTCCGAAAATAACTGCTTTCATATGTTTTTCCTATGTTATATGGTTAGATATTTTAGCGGCTTGATATAAACCGTTTGAAACCGCAAATAATGGTTCTTTGGCGTGTTTTACTTCTGAAATGGGTACTGGAAAATCTTTATCAATCAACTCTTTTAATCTTTCTGTAAAACCAGTGATCAACGAAGTTCCACCAGCTATCACTATAGGCATTTCTGTGATAACGTTTGGAAGTTTCTTTTTGGGTGTTTTCTCATAAAGCTCTTTAAATTGTTCTATCACGTAACTCAGCAGTGATTCGTAATAAATTGAAATTGCTCTTTGAATTCCTGTGGTTGCGTCGGTCAAGCTAAAATCTGCTTTCTCTTTTATTGCTGTAACAACGTTATTAGTTTCATCCGTGTGCTTAGCCGCATGAGCGTCTATCCAGTCCCCTCCCCTGCTCAAACTAAAGGAAAACACGGGAATACCCATAAAAGCATAGACAATATTGCACATGCCCGCGCCAAAACTCATACCGATACCAGTATATTGGGTGTCTGCAAGCTCTGAGTAGACCACAGCCAAACCTTCTGTCATCACATTTATGTTTTTATATCCCAAATCTGTAAAAACCCCATTTAGGATTTGTTTGTGGTACTCAACATCAAAGTCGGCATCTATTGGTTCTGCGGGAACACAGTAGTACAATACATCATCGGGAGATTCTGAACGTCCCGCCACAGCTTTTATTAGCTCAGAAACCATAACGTTAGAAACAGGTTGTTTGGGATTCAAAACACCCTTAGACATTGGGCGTAAACACTCTTGATGAAATAAATTAGCAAATTTAAACGCATCATCTCCCAACACATAAAGCGTGCCATCAGCCTTCACATAGTGCGCACCCGCATTTTTAAGCATTGTTTCACCAAATTGATTTGCAGACCCCTCCAAAAATTTTGATGGATTTATTTTGAAGAAAGCATCTCTTATTTTTCTAAACACAGTACTCCCATTTTCTTCTTCTGCGCATGAAATAAAACCCGTACCTATATCTATACCTATTACTTTTTTATTATTATCGGTCATCGAATATGCCTCATTTTCTTGTATTTGTTTTTGATTTCCGCGACCGCTACATTTTGGGCAGATGCCATATACTGGAAAAGGCTGCGGACCTCCCTCTCTGTATGCTGATGGGCGACTCGTGATACTATCGAAGCTAAATCCTGTTGTTTTGCTTGGTACACAGTTGTCACACTGAAATTCCTCATGATTTGTGTTCATGTTTGTAAACTGTTCCTATCCTTTTTTCACCAAAAGACGTTTCTATTGTTGGTGCAGAAAAGGACTCTAAATTTTTATTATGCGTGGGTAAATCGTCTTCGAAATTTTGTACCCTTTTATCTTTTTCTCTTTGTTGTTTTTTGCCTTTGCCAAAATCAGTATATTTAGACAACACATACATAACCGAAAAAACCAACCATGTAAAGCAAAGCGTAATAACAAAACATAATACTATTATTTGTCCTAAAAGTTCGTAAGACATTATTCTTTACCTTTTGCTGTTTCTGGTGTTAAAAAGGGCTGATCTACTTGTCCGTCATTGTACTGCATGTATTCTGAAAGACGTTCTTTCTCGTTTTCCATCGCTAATCTCATTTTTTCCATATCTACACCAATCTTGTTACGGAACTGAGGATCGGTTGCAATTTTCTTTACAAGCGAAGCGAAAGTGAGCTTAGAATCCTCAATTGCTTTGACTCGCTGCTCTCTGGTGCCCTTGAGATCCTTCAGCATCGTCGCCTTGCGCGCTTGAAGATCTTTATAGTCTTTGGATAGGGTTTCCATTGAAGCTCTTAAAACGGCCACCTGACGCTCCAGATTGACTATCAGATCCATATCGCGCTGATCTTTGTCTCTGGCCTTTTCTTCTTGCACCAATCTTTCAGCTAATGCAATCTCCTGTTGATTCTCTCGTTGGCCTTTGAGTATTCTGTTCATAAGTATTTCTAGTTTGATTGTATCGATTATTTGCATCTCTTCCGTATGGAATACATCATCTTTGAATTGGCTCCACATTTTCTTGAAATGAAATTCGAACATTTCCAACTCTTCAGAAGAAAATTGATTTGATAGCTCTCTATAGTATGGCTTCTCCTTCAACTCATTAGCAACCGCTGCCTCTTTTTTTTGTTTCGTTGAGAAGCCCACATTCTTCTTTATCCAATCACGTATCGAATCTGGATCACGATCTAGCTTCTCAGCTATGGACTCTGGAGAAAGAACCTCGGCATTCGCCTCGATAAATTCCATCTCTTCTTTTGAAAATCTACCCTTCTTCATACTTAGCTCCTTTGGAGATGTTTTCTAAAGCCCATAACGGCTGTAAGTTTGACCAGTGAAAGCATTTACGTTGCTGTTCCGGATCGGTCAGATCAAATGCTGCACAGGGTATGATATGATCTATGTGCCACCTACCACGATTCTGTCTTGTCATTCCTTCTGTGAACTGAGATTCTAAGTGTAGCCAAAGTGCTCCTATCGTGCAGCCTAACAGCTCCATCGTGCTGGCTGATTTGCTTTTACCTTTTAATGCGTGGTTAACCCTAGATCTTAGGGTGCACGCCATCTTGAAATTTTCGTCGGAATTATACCTTTTCTTATTATATTCAATCTGATGTGCTATTTTTTTCTCCCTATTGGCTTCGTACCACTCCTTTGCTTGTTTGATATATCTCTCCCTGCTGGCTTGGTAGTATCCCTTTATTTTTTCTTTGTTGGCTTCGCGGTGTTTTTTCTTGCAGACCTTACAGCTCGGATAGTACCCATCTTTAGTTGCGGAATCTTTAGTAAAATATTCCTTCGTTTTTTCTTCTGCGCACTTTGTGCATTTTTTTGTGTCCATTCCATTTTTCCTATACTGTCACGCATTTGGCCAAGTTTTTAGGTTTGTCAGGATTGATACCCCGCTCTACGGCTATGTAATAAGCTAGCAACTGTAATACAATATTACACACTAAGGACTGAGAATATTTCTCCCCCGTATCCCTACACGAAAAAATAATATCACCCAAGCCCTCTAGTTTGTCTTTTATGGCGTCATGAGTAATTATCACCACAAATCCCTTTCTTGACTTAATTTCTTTTATATTAGAAATAGTTTCAAGGCGAAAATTCTCTGTGACAATAAAAAGGCTCGGAACCTTATAGTCCACGAGCGCAATTGGCCCATGTTTCATTTCCGACGCTGGCATACCCTCAGCGTGGACATAAGCCACCTCTTTAAACTTCAAAGCCCCCTCAAGAGCTATGGGATAGTTCTGTCTGTCGCCCAGAAACAGAAAGTGATCATAGCCTATAATTCTTTTTGCTATATCCTTAATTTCGGACGCCCTCTTCATTAAGTTGTTAATTTGTTTAGTCATGGGCTCGACAAGCCCACATAACTTCATACACGAGGCCGTAAAGGTTTTAGTAGCTGCGACAGAGTATTCTGGCCCCACATCCAACAATATTTTCGCATATGCCATATCATACAACATAGAATCGCACGTATTGGTCATACATACAAAGTCATCAGGAACCGCCCCAATAATATCCTTAGTTTCTCCACTTTGGCTAATTGCTAAAACGTTTTGATGTAATCCGTAATAATTAGCTTGGCTAGCATGAATACATCGTGTAGATATGCCCTGTTCTTCCAAAAAGTAGGCCCCAAACATGGCCGCATATAAACTACTACCCGTCGCAATAATATCCATGATGTCACAATCAAAATTGTGTCGCTCCCCCCCATCTAGCTCGGCCTGCTCCCAAATCTCAGTAAACATTCTGTTTGGGCCATATTCGCGCACATTATTTGGAACGAGAGACGTTTGATTAGGTGAGACATCGCCCAGTAGCCTAAAACCGTTCTCTAATTTGCTAGCTTTATCACTAAAACCCGAAAGAGCATGAAGATCGCTACTAACATAACCATTTTCTGTCATAAACAACCTTTTCTTGCCTTTTGCCACACACCACACTTCACCCGTTTCACTATTCAAAAAAACAAAGGCGTTATCGCCCTCGATACTTTCGTAAACCTTTTTGGGGTTGCCCTGATAAAGCCACAATACATTTGCCAGCCATTTTGTGTCCAATATATGAGAAGGGGCATTTTCAACAATACCATTATGGACAACATAAAAGTTTTTAAAGTTTTGAGGGTGCGCATTCTCAACCGTGACTTCCCCGTTGGTGGCCCATCTAACATGACCGATGCACAAATCCACATCTTCTTTTTCAAACGCCGCTCGATCTACAGAACCCAGCCCCTTAACAACATCAACTTTATCGCCCTTCAGGGCGGCGGCGTAACCGAAGCTGTCGTAGCCCCTGTACTCAAGCCGCGACAGCCCCTTGTAGGTGTCTTTGAGTGAATTTGTATTTATAGATCCAAAAATACCACACATGGTTAGTCCTCTTCAAAGTCTCCATTAATAATATCCTCAATGGCCTGTATAATTATGGCCTTACGGCCTTTGGGCAGAGGAGAGTTTGTGCGTAGTTTTAAATAGTCAGAGCGCAAATCTGCGGGCAGCGTTCTGTCTATAAGATCTAGCATCTCAGATAAGTGGGCATTATCCACAGTCTCATCATCAATAGAAACACAATAGAGGGCCGTAATATCTACGGGCTCAAGTATGCTCTTTTTGCGGTCCTGAATCTTTTGGGCATTACCGTAATCAAATCTGTAATAATTATCCCGTTTGAAATTCTTCAACCGATTATTAATGTGCGTGTACATAAAGTTCTCTAGGGGCTTGTTGGTGTCGTACCTATTCAAACCCTCCACACCCATCAGAAACGCCTCCTGTTCTATATCTTCAACTTCATATGAGGCAAAGACATATTTAGGGGCTAACTTGCGGGCGACTCTAGTGATAACCTCAATTACTTCTTGCTCAGACAAGTTGCTCGGTATCTTCATCGTCGTCCTCTTCTTCTCTTTGGGCGACTAATTCGTCATAGGGTATTCCATGAATAGTGTGTGGGGGCGATTCCCCGGCCCATTCTTCCATGTTAATTGGCTCAGTGGGATCAGGGGTCGATAGGCTTTCTTCGGCCCACTTTTCTATTTTAGCGTTTCCGCGCATGTGCAATTGAGTTTCAATACCCTTTTTTTTAATTCTTCGTGACATATAGCACCTCTTGAAATATTGTTAATCTATATAAGTATATACACCAAAAGCACTATATGCACATTATTTAGAACAATTATGGCGAGTCTGAGACAATTAGGTACGACATATAAGATATTTTTTTTGAATTGTGTCTAAACCACCTCCAAATACGCGAAGGGCCAGCACGGTGAGCCAGCGAACAAAAAAGTACCCCGCCAGCACGGTGTTGGGCGCGCGCGCGGGCGCGGACGACGTAAATTATTGGCCCATAAGGGTTTACGTCATGTTTACGGGGCCAAGAATGTTTTAAGTCCTTTGATAGTAAGGAGTTACGTCAAACTATAGGAAGGCGTGACACATGCGGTCAATTCCCCCCCCATAAAGGTGGGGCATCTAAGTATAGGCACAGTAACGACTTACGAAACGTGTCCCGAAAACTAGGTGTCCACCTAAGCTGTAAGTCCTTTGGTAGTAAGAGGTTACGTGTTTGCCCTTGACTCATTGTATATAATTAAAGAAAGAGAGAGAGAAGGACATGATAAAAAGTTTTAAAAAGTTTTCAGAATTAAGCCAAGATTCGAGCAGTTTGAACGAATATATAGTAGAGAACAACGAGTTAGTTTTAGAAAGAGAGTTTAAGATGAAAAAGATTCAATTGAAAAACGCTGTTGCTTTTGTTGGTAAAGCTCCAAAGCTGGTAGGTCCGAAAGTTAAGTCTGATATGGCCTATGACGTTAAAAAAGATTCTGGTTATTTCCAGAATACTAAACGGAAGTGACCTAACGAGTCACTGGGTTGGACGATAATAGTAATATGAAAGATAAAAAAATGACGCTCACAAAAGTAATGTTCCAAGTTTGTTACAGTCAAAAGCTACGCAAGCCCAACGGCGTTAGTAAAGTACGTTGGAACGCTGCGGTTAAAATGGCTAAACGTATTTTGAAAGAGGGTTAAGATGATGATTAGAATTATCACTAAACTTTATGACGGTTCAACCTACAGCAAGACGGTTGACATTGGTGGAACTCCCGATAGCGGGATCAACTGTTTAGTTGACGATGTTGTTTGTAGCACGTTTATGCGTTGTGAAGTTAAGGAAGTAAATTGGAGATTTGTCTAATGTTAAAAGTTATTGCCAATTGGATTTTGCTTGTGTTTGTTATTTGTCCACTTGTGGCAGCTACAATGTTAGTTGTCTTAAATATATTCTTTCACGCTATAGGATACATCCAATGATTAGAAAGATGAAAAGTTTAGAGTTAGATGATTGTTCTTTAGATATTCAGCAACACGTTATTACACAACACGGATGGGAATACTATCTAGAGAAGCCGGACGACAACGGTTATCAGTTTGGTTTGGTGATGGGTGTAGCTACTGAAATGGGAATGGTTAACATTAACGAAGTGTTACCGTATGCGTTAAGCGTTGCGGTAGGTAATGAACTCAATGACATAATGCCCGCAGAGGGTTGGGAGTGGAGCGAATGAATATAGCTATTTCGTTTATTGCTTTAAGTTGTTTAATCTTTGTTGGTATCGGAATACTATCAGCGTTTGACGATTCGACGTAAAGTATTAAGGCAAAAGAAGTTAGGACGGCGGCGCCCCACCCCGCTTGCCGTAAGTACAGCAATAGTAAGGACTTACAACTATTTCCCTTTTATTTTATTTTCTTTCAAGATTACCCTTGACATGTGCCGATGATAGTAGTATACTTCAGTATCAAGATTAAGTTTTACCTTTTGGAGTTTGATTATGTTCGACGCTCAAATCACCTCGCACGAAACTACCCTTGACACCCTCACCGATGTAGAGCGTGCCGAGCTTAACGCTTGGTTCGACCAGCAGGCCGCCAACGCTTGGCAAGATCGTGAGGACGATCTACAGCAAGGCGAAGATGATGGCCAACTATGGTGTGAAGGTAGGCGATAGTCTTAGCCGAAGGACTAAGACTAAGATATGCCCATTATGTCAGTCAGCGTAAGTCCTTTGGTGGTAGGCACTTAGGACGACGCGATCCCCCCCGGCGAGACGTAAGTCCTTTAGTAGTATAGACTTACGACGATTGTCAAACCTAATCCAGCCTGACTAGCAGGCAGCGATGCACAACAAACCAGCAACACCAATCACACCACTTTCACACGGTAAAAACCACGTTTCTAAAATTGAGTCACAAAAACTAGGTGTCCACTAAGGGTTTTTAGAAAACTTTGTAGATGTAAGTTGGGACCAGTAAACAGGTTACGACGATGCACAATAAACAGGCACGGAAAATTGTATATAATTACTGCATAAGCGGGAACGCTTGCCAAAGCCGCCAGAGACGGCAAAAACGCGAGCCTCCTGCTGATGGTCTTCGGACTTTGTTCTTTGAAATTTTGGTTTTTTTCTGACCCAGTGACCTGATGTGTCACGGGTCTGGACGATAATATACATAGAGACAAGGGTAGTTTACTCTCGCCCGCCCGTCAGGAGGCGAATAATATCCTGCAAGCGAGTGAATGACTGAACCCGAAAGCCCGTCCCAAGTCGGCGGCAAAGTCAGGGGACTTTTCAAAACCCCAAAAACATGCTTGCGATGGACGCATCGCAGGAAGGGCTTGACCCGCAAACCTTGCCCAAGTTTGCAAGTATTGCCACCGGGGGCAATTCAAACTTCCCGGCCAAACATTTTACCGGATCGCGTTGGTGCGACCCCGATAGGACTTCAGTCCCAAAAGTTTAATCGCTTGCCGTATCCTAGCGGCGACCTTTTGGCTTGTGACTGATGCGGGGATAAGGCTAGTTCGACTCTAGCATCCGGTGCCAATTCAACCCGTCTCCCCTATGGGAAAGTGCGGAGGATAAACGACCTCGACCGGAATCCTCCAAGCCTAACGTCTTCCACTGGGGTATAAATGGCGGGACAATACAAGTGCCACCGGGGTACTTTAAAAATGCCGGACTTCAAGTTCTGAAACCTTTTTGATTGGAGATTGATCCAGTGAAGTTCTAAAGCGGTAGGGCGAAAAGCCCAGTATTATACGGAGTGAAACCCGCACCCATAGACATGTTTACCATGACCTCAGTCGTGGCAGTTCCTTGCAAGAAGTGCAAAGAAGTGAACGAAATTCAAGTTGACCTTGAAAAGTTCATCGCTTGGCGTTCTCGCAAAATGTTGATCCAAGAAGCGTTTCCAACGCTTGACGCGGATCAGCGTGAACTTCTGATCTCTGGCATTTGTCCAAAATGCTGGGATGAGATGTTCCCCTCTGACGAGGGTTGAACTGCTTGACCGTCCCGCTTAGGCGGTGTGGAGGATGCCCCCTCTGTCGAAATCACTCAAGGGCATTTTACTTTTTACTTTTGGAGTTTATGATTATGGAATTTTGTTCTATTTGCGAATGTTGTATTGATCGCGGTGTTGAAAACGATTTGGTTATGCCGACCTGTGATGACTGTGCTGAATTTGAAATGGCAGACGAGTACGATGGTCAGCCTGATGAAATGCAGGAATGGGCCGACTTCGATCCAGATTGCTAATTTTGTTTTTTTCTTTTTTGGAGTTTTTATGTACAACGAAACTTTTATCAATGGCGTTTTTGAATTCACCGTTACCCATAAGGGTGAAAACATTTTGACCATACGAGTCCCCGGTCGGGAGTTCAGTCGCGTGCTGGCGATGAGGGCAGTAGCCCAGAGCATGGCCGAGATGGCCAAATGACCTAAGTCCTTTAGTAGTAAGGGTTTAGGGTCGGCGGGGCACCCCCCGCGCGCCGTAAGTCCTTTCATACCAACAACTTACAACTATTCCTATAATCTTTTTATTTTCCCCGGCGTTTTGACCTAACGTGTCCAACAGATAGACGATAATACTTATAGAGAAAAGATGATAAACTTTTGAGAATGTTTCCAATATTTGGGCGTTTCAAACGAATAACCAATAGAGAAAGACAATAAAGGAGATGAGATGACTAAACCATCAGCAATAGAATTGGCAGTAATTATTTCCCTGTTTATTTATATTGTTTGCAACATTTGACCTAACGTGTCACGGGTATGTGGTATAATTTAGTGTAAGAAAGAGAGAGGAAAAGATGAAATACAAAGCAATCAAATCAGTAGCAAATTTTGGAAGAAAGAAAGAAATGACAATTCAAAGAATCATGACAATTATCAGCTATGGTGGAAAGCCAGTAAAGCCCGCCAACGTTTCCGATGCTCGTTGGAACGCTATGGTCAACATGGCAAAGCGAGAATTGTTCAATCAAGTTTATGGAGTTTAAGTTATGAATAAAGAATTATTACAACAAGTTTGCGACATGCTCAATAAAGAGTGTACGTTTCAAAGCTGGTCTAAATGGTATACCGTTAAAGACGGTCAAATCCATTGGCAAAACGAAGATTGTGGCGGTGTCTTAGATGATACGGCAATCTTTGAATTGCTTGGTTCTGGTAAAGAACCGTTTAAGTTTGACCGTCAAAAGATGGGAGTTTGAATAATGAATATGTTTTTACTGTTGTTTTTTATTTGGTTGGGATTGGCTTTTACTGATTGGGCAGGGAGTTGACATGGAAATTGGAATTGCTATAATTGCAGTTGCGTTAGTTGTTTGTATGGGTACGGCCCTTATTGGAGTTTTGACAGATGAATAATTACATTGAGAATCTAATTCAAGATCATATTTTTGTGCCGAATAGTTGGCTGCCGGAAGAATTCCGCAACTATAAATCGGGCGGTAGAACATTAGCACAGCTTGAAAAGCTATGCGATGAACGTGACGGTAAAACAAAATTCAAGCAAACAAAATTAGAAAAGGCAGAACGGATTAAACTATATGCAAAACAATTTGAGCAAGAAGGAAAGTTCGACTATGTTGACATAGACGGCCATTCCCAGTATAATCACCAAATGGCATTTGCCAAGTATTGTCCCGCTATTGATTTGGAAGATGAAAATGAGTAAAGAAAAACTTTGGCCGAGAGTATTCTGTAAAATACAAAAGCGAAACATAAACCCAACGTTGGGAGAATTTCAAGAACAAGAACACTTTACAACCATGTGGTTGGAATTGCCGTTTGAAGTTTCTCATTCGGGAGATCCGTTTTCAATTCCAACATACATAGCAGAAGAATTTAATTACACGTTCATGCCTACGGGTTCAATGATTGCGTGTTATACTCAAGACCATGTTGACAATTTATTAAATGAGGCAGCAAAATGACTGACGAAAACAAAACTGTTGACGCTAATTACTTAATCAACATTATTAAAAAGGAATTGCCGTATACGGGTGCTGGTGATCTAATGGACATTTGTGATATGTTTGGTTACGAGTTTGTAATGATTCGACCAAACGAATTTGAATTAAAAGAATATCATTTACAATCGGAGGATAGCGATGAGTAAGGCTGACGTAATAGAATTTGGAATCTACCTGTTTGTCGTTTTGGTAATTGGTGTTTCTTTGTACACTATCAAGAATTGACATAAGTTGTTTGGTGGTAAGGAGTTAGGACGGCGCGGGGGGGCCAGATTTGTTGTAAGTCCTTATGCCACAACAGTTTACGTCAAAAGATTTCCTAAAGTTTTTCTTGCAATCGGTCGATAATATATTATAATAAGAGAGTCAAATTTTGTGTGGGACAAGGGGCTGGTTGGGTTCTTAATCTCAATCCCCAGCCGCCCCGCTGTCTTACCCTAACGAGTAAGACTGGGCATTGTGGTAATAGTCAGCCAATTACACTAGTCAGCGAGTCAGTAAATTTTGAAAAACATTAAAGATTGAGCTTGCAAATGACGATAATTATAGTATAATGGAAGTAATGAACAGCAGGGATGGGCAAAACCTTGCTGAGAAGCCCCACAAAACAACACGGAAAGAGATTATGATCAAGCAAGTAAACATCGGAGAATGGGACAAGGAATGGTTTGCCGCGATGGAAGATGTTATCGACATCCACAAACCAGTTGAAGTCTACCGCAACCTGCACAAAAAATGTTGGTCGGTCCGGCAAGGCGGTAAGGTTAAAGTTCACACCAGCTATATTTGCTTACAAGATGTTAAGTTCGTAGTTCAGCCAGCGGGACGGGAAAAGGTATTGCGAGAGCAAAAGAAAAACGTTCATGCGTTTGT